ACATTAGGTTTAACATCAGTTGAGAAAATATTTAAAAAGAAAGAAGATGCCGAATAACGAAAAAAGAGCCTTTGCCGTTGGCATTGTTGTTTGGATTGTTTGTATTTGTATCTTTGCTAAACATTTGATTTAATATGGCATATGTTTATAGGCATATTAGGCTGGATAAAAACGAACCATTTTACATTGGTATTGGAAAGCTGCCTAACTATAAAAGAGCATATGAAAAGCAGAAAAGAAATCAATTTTGGCAAAATATAGTAGCTAAAACTGATTATGAAGTAGAAATACTTTTTGATGATATAAGCTGGGAAGAAGCTGAAAAGAAAGAGATAGAGTTTATATCTTTGTACGGCAAAAGAGATAACGGAACTGGTTGTTTAGTTAATATTTCTGATGGTGGCGGTGGATCAAAAGGCTTTAGACATAGTGAAGATGCGAAAAGAAAAATTGGAGAAGAAAGCAGAAATAGAAAACGAAGCCCAAGAAGTGAAGAAACAAAACTTAAATTAAGATTAGCTAATTTAGGTAAGATTAGTCCAAACGCTGGTAAATCTCCATCTAAAGAAACAAGAGAAAAGATTGCTAATACTTTAAGAGGTAGAGTTGGTCCAAATAAAGGCAAAAAAATGTCTGAAGAAACAAAACAAAAAATAAGAGATACTAAAAAACTAAATCCTACTTGTAGAAAAAATACAAAGGTTAGTGAAGAGACAAAAGAAAAAATAAGACAAACATTATTAAAATATAACGCAGAAAAAAGATTAAGAAATGATTAGCCGCAAAGCAGTTGAACTTATAATACAACACGAGATTGGTGGAAGAAATGTTTATGAAAAAAAATATCAGAAACCAATATGGCCAGGCGGAGAAAGCGGACTTACGCTGGGTATCGGCTGGGATTGTGGCTATGCTAAAGAAGCAGACTTGTTTTCTGATTGGTCAGCATTGAACCTAAACTTCTTAAATGCAATGAAAAGATTTTGTGGAGTTAAGGGTGAAGTGGTTAAGTCAATGATGAAAGGCGAAGTGTTAAATGTTATCATTCCGTACAATATAGCATATGATGTTTTCGTTAAGAAGTCAATTCCTAAGTATTACGCAATGACTAAAAGAATATACCCTCAATTAGATACCTTAAACGAAGATACCAGAGGTGCTTTGGTTTCTATGGTATATAACAGAGGCTCAAAGATAGAAGGTGATTCTCGTAAAGAAATGAAGGCTATTGTAGATTTAGTAGCAAAGCAAGATTATGAGGGCATAGCTGAACAAATTGAAAAGAGCAAGAGATTGTGGGAGGGCAAAGGATTAGACGGGTTGGTAGTTAGACGTGAAAGCGAGGCAGACTTGATAAGGTCAAGTATGGCATAAAAACAAAAACCTACATAATGGCTGAAAGAACAACAAGGAGAAGGCTATTCTTTGACATAGAAACCTCTCCAAACATCGGTCTATTCTGGGAAGCTGGATATAAAAAGAACATAGACTATTCAAACATAGTCAAAGAAAGAGCCATAATTTGCATTTGTTACAAGTGGGAAGATGATAAAGAAGTAGAAGGACTTTACTGGGATTCCAAGCAGAACGATAAAAAGATGCTTGAAAAGTTTATACAAGTAGCAAATACTGCTACCGAATTAGTAGGACATAATGGAGACAAGTTTGATTTAGCATGGATTAGAACCAGATGCTTATTTCATGGGATACTAATGTTTCCTAATTACATTACAATAGATACTTTAAAGATAGCAAGGTCTAAGTTTAGATTTAACTCTAACCGATTAAACTACATAGCAGATTTTTTAGGCATAGGACAAAAAATTAAAACAGAGTTTAACCTTTGGAAAGATATTTTGTTACATAAGGATAAAAAGGCTATGGATGATATGCTTAAATACTGCAAAAAGGATGTAATATTGCTTGAAAAGGTATTTAAACACTTAAATAACCATATACCATCTAAATCTCATTATGGGGTGCTTTACGGAGGTCTAAGAGCATCTTGCCCAGAATGTGGAGCAGATGGAGAAAACATAGTTAGAAACAACACAAGAACAACCGCAACTGGGGTAGTTAAAGTGCAAATGAGATGTAAGGTTTGTGGCAAGTTTCATACAAAAACCGATAAATAATGAGCCAAGTAACCGAACAAGTAATAAACGACATTAAAGCCAGAGAACTAAAAGGATTGGAAACATATGGAGTAACAATGGATCGTACTGATTTAACACAAGATCAATGGTTACAACACGCTTACGAAGAAAGCCTTGATTTCTGCATTTATTTAAAAAAACTATTAATCATTAGAAATGGCAACATATAAACTACCAAAAGGATTTAGCAAAATGACATTAGAAGAACAAGAAAGTGCATTAGTTAATGAATTGACTAAAGTGCATCAAATCGAGGCAGAGATTACAAAAGCGTTAGCAAAAGTTAGAGGTGGACACAAGTACACTCCTAAGGAAATAGACCGCCCAGATTTGGCGATGCTTAAAGATGAACATTAGTGCCTAAGATTAGAATTATTTATAAGAAGCTGGGCAAAGAAAAGGCTCATGGCATTGCTTGTAGCGATGGTGAGATTCTTATTGATTCAAGGCTAAAAGGTAAAAAGCATTTAGAAATATTGATTCACGAAGTAATGCACTTACTAAACCCAGAGGATAGCGAAGCTGAAATAGTGCGTAAAAGCGTTGCCCTAACCAAAATACTATGGAAAGAGGGATATAGAAGGGTAGATAACCACGACAAAGACTTGCTCCAAGACGGCTCAAAATAGAGTTGTATCTTTGTGTTGTTGTTTTTTCATAGTTCTTAGGTTTCTGGCTACCCTAAAAAAGTAGCCAGTTTTTTATTATATTTGCCCTAATTCATATTGCATAGTAAATTAAGGTTTATCCGAGGGGTGTTTCTACATCCCTTTTTTTGTTATATAATTATATATCATTAGATTGATAAGTTTACTATTAGAAAACTTTATGTTTACTAAAAACTTTAGCAAAGTGTTAAAATTATCCTAAAGCCTAAAAATAATTGTTAATAAATTTGGTGGATAAGATATGTGTATATATCTTTACTTCATAAACAAAAACCTTATTTATGAATTGGCAAACAACCATCTATTATGCCCAAGACGGCATCGACTACCAACAAGTATTTAATGCTCCACATCTACCAAGAGTAGGGGATAGCATTATTACAAACTTTGGCAAAGAAGTTAAACGAATTATGTTCACAGTAGAAAGTATTACTTTCTCAAACATGAGTTACTCAATTATTATCACCTTAAAACCTTAAACCATGAACAAGTACGAACAAGACTCAATCAAACCTATGTACGTTTTTATTATCGTATTAATAGGATTTATCTTAACCGCATTAGTAGAAAACCTTTAAACCTACAACTATGGAAAAAACGCAATTAAAACAATTAATATGTTTCTTAGAAGACATGGCATCTGAAGAAAATGATATGAAAAGTCTATTAGCAATTAAGACTATTACATTACAAGTTTATTCAATGCTTTTAGATGAAAGAAAGCAAATTGAGGCTGCTTATAACAGTGGCAAATTAAACTCAACTGCAGATGGCAATATGTACTATTTTATGAATTATATTTCTAACGATTAAACATAAAACTATGGAACTAATTTATCAAGGAAAACAACTTGTACTCCACAAAAGAGCAGCTTGTTTATTAGAACTATTAAAGTCAGCACAAGCCAGACAAACGCTATTTGAGAAAGACTTAGCTAAATGGCGAAAAGGCACAATGGATGATCCAATCCGTTTAATGCAAAAGGAGGAGGACATCTTAATTAAGATAGCCAGAATGAACGAAGTACAAAAGCGTATTTTAAAATCATATCATTTTTTAATCTTGGATTTGTACGAAATCACGGAAGATTTTATGCTGCCAGTAAACCTATTACACTTTTAATATGAGTTACATAGACAATAAAAGCTATTATATCAAGATGAATCAGATACTTGAATTAGAGAATGAGATGCTAAGAAAACAAATTAAAGAACTAAAACAAAAATTAAATGAACTACTGGACCCAACCTATAATGAAGGAAAAATCGGGGCTAAAAAGCCAAATCAAAATGGCGGATAGCATTGTTGAGAAAGTGGCTGCCTTCTATGGTATGTCTAACTCGGATATTAGAGGCAAATGCCGTAAACGTGAACTGGTTAAAGCCAGATGGATAGCTATGTACTATATAAGGGAGAAAACAGACTTTACCCTAAATACCATTGGCGACATGTTTGGGCGAGACCATACTACTGTTATCCATGCCTTAGAAACAATTAAGGATATTATGTCTTTAAAGTACGAAACTGATCTAAAAGAAGATTTGATAAATATTAAAAGATTTATTTGATTTATTAACAAATTAGTTATACTTTTAATTATTAAATAACAAAAAACCTTTACTATGCAAGAACTACAACAGATTAGACCAACCTATGAACTTATTAACAAAGATAGTCTTTTGAGCCTATCAAATGAGTTGGCAAGTCTTATCAAAGAAAAAAAACTAAGCACTAACATTCAAGGCAAACAATTCGTAAACGTTGAAGGCTGGGGCTACGCTGGTGCTGCAATTGGATTGATTCCAATTATTACAGAAGTAAAAGACCTAAGCAAAGAAAACGAAGTAAAGTATTGGGCAACTTGTGAGGTCCGAAACATTACTACCAATCAAGTGGTTTCAATCGGACACGCTATTTGCTCTAACAAAGAACGCACTAAAAGAACCTTTGATGAGTACGCTATTTGTTCAATGGCTCAAACAAGAGCAGAGGGTAAGGCTTATAGACTTTTATTAGGTTGGTTAATGAAAGCAGCAGGATTTGAAGCAACTCCAGCTGAAGAAATGGATTTCTCTAAGGAACAAGCACCTTATATCAAGAAGCACGAAACCCAAGACAATTTAGTAGTAGCTATTGATTTTTGTGAAAGTTTGACAGAATTAAAGCAACTTTACGAACTAAATATCACAATGATCCAAGAGAACCAGTTAAACGAATTATTTACTAACGCTAAAAAGAACCTATAATGAACAAAGAAGTACAACTTGAAAACTTACGAGATAATGTAAGATATTGGGAATACAGATTTAATAATTGTAGCCCACATCAAGCACGAAGTATGCAACAAATGGTAATTAAAGCTAAAGAGCAACTAAAAGAATACAAGAGAAAGTATTTTCCAGCTTTATTAGTACCACCAACTTACTTTAAGTCCGAACCTTATGTAAGGATGTCGGATTGGGTTGAAAACTTTGAAGAATTTTCTAACTATTAAAAATAAAATTATGGCATTATCAACTTGCTGCGGAGGAGAAACCACAATGACAGAAATTGGCTTATGTCCAATATGCTTAGAACATTGTGATTGGGAGGAGGAAGATGAAGAAGAACTTTTAGAAGACCAAAAGACGGAAGACCAAATAAACGAATTACAAATCAATAAAAACAATTAAAATGAAAGTATTAAACATTTGTCAAGAAGATATTAAATGGAAGCCAGTACAAACAAAGTCTGGAGTTAAACACTATGCCAATATAGCTGTTGATTACCTAAGAGAACCAGACGATAAAGGGAATGTTTTAACAGTATGGAACAATCAAACACAAGAACAAAGAGCAGAGAAAGCTAAAAAAGAGTATTGCGGTCGTGGGAAAGAATACAAGTTTGACGCTAAAAAAGAGTACGCAAACTCTAATAAACAAGAGCAAGAAGATCAAGATAACCTACCTTTCTAAATTATAACAAAAATTTAACAACTATGAAAACCCAAAAAGAACAAATCAAAAAGTATCTATTAAGTAGAAAAACAATTACTCCTATTCAAGCCTTAAATAAATTTGGCTGCTTTAGATTAGCGGCGGTTATTTATAAACTAAAAAATGAAGGCTTAAAAATAGTTACTGAAATGGAGTATAATAAGAACAAACAATACGCAAAGTATAGATTATGTTAGTACATGCATCCCTTTTTAGCGGTATAGGAGGATTTGACCTTGCCGCTGAATGGATGGGTTGGGATAACCTTTTCCATTGCGAATGGAATCCTTTTGGACAAAGGGTTTTAAAACATCATTTTCCTAATTCAATTTCTTACAATGACATTACTAAAACAGACTTCTCTATTCACAACGGATCAGTTGACATCCTTACAGGAGGTTTCCCCTGCCAACCTTACTCAACAGCAGGAAAACGACTTGGGAAAGCCGATGAAAGACATCTCTTTCCACATATGCTTAGATGCATTAAAGAGGTCAAACCCAGATGGATTATTGGCGAGAATGTTCGTGGACTTGTTAATTGGAATGGAGGGTTGGTATTCAACGAGGTGTACGATGACTTGGAAAGGGAAGGATATGAAGTCCAATCGTTTCTTATTCCAGCTGCTGGTGTCAACGCACCGCACCAACGATATAGAATTTGGTTTCTTGCCTACTCCAACTCTGCAAGATCAAACAAACAGCACATTTCCTCCAAGTCAATTAAACAGGAAACATGTAGTAGGTTATTTAATGAGGAAAGGAATTTCAGCAGGTTCCCAACTAAATCCCCAATTTGTGGAGGAGATGATGGGATTTCCAGAGAAATGGACGGAATTACCTTTTCTAAATGGAGAAATCAATCAATTAAAGCATACGGAAACGCAATAGTTCCACAAGTTGCACATCAAATTTTTAAAGCGATAGAAGAATTTGAATTAATGGTTAATAAGTAGTATTTTTGTAACGGATGTAGGATATCCATTATTAAACTTATTGGTCCAACGCTGAACCCTCAATCCTACTGGGGGGAACGCTGCGGACCTTTTTTATTTTATGAGTAAAGACCCAGCGGTGCTATTTTACACATCCGACTTTTTAAGTGGAACTTTTACTATGACCAACGAACAAGTTGGAATGTATATTCGTTTACTTTGTTTGCAACATCAAAAAGGCAAATTAACTGAAAAGGATATGCTAAGCATATGCAGAGCATATGATATTGACATTTGGAGCAAATTTAAAAATGAAGATGGTGCATTTTATAACGAAAGAATGTATAATGAAACAGTTAGAAGGCAAAAATTTAGTGAATCAAGAAGAAATAACGCTAAATCACCTAAAAATGAAAGCACTAGCAAAGCATATGCTAAGCATATGGAAACTGAAACTGAAAATGAAACTATAACTATAAATAGAACTAAAGCTAAAATTGAAATACTTGATCCAAAATTTGAAGAATGGTGGCTTTGGTACGATTACAAGATTTCTAAGGATAAAGCAAAAAAGTCTTGGAATAAACTAAATGAGCAAGAAAAAGATTTAGCTTTACAATCCGTTCAAGCCTATGTAAAATCAACTCCAGATAAAAGTTTTAGAAAGCATCCAACTACTTACTTAAACCAAAAATCTTTTAACGATGAAATCATCACAAGAAATACAACAAGTCAATCAAGGGTTAGTCCAAAAGTTACCGCATGGGAGTCTCTCCAAGCAGTTGCTAAACAAAGTAGCGAAAGGCAGTAAAGGAGAAGTTTTTAATGAAATGTGTCGCTATATTCAAAAAGGCGAACCAAATCATTTAGCAGTAATTGAGAATGTACCAGTAAACGAAAGATTACCAGCATTAGCAAAAATGTACGGAAATGATAAAATAGCCGGAGTATTAAGTATTGCTATTACAAATTCTTTAAATAATTTCAATTTAAGAGTTGGTATGAACCCAGAGCAAATAGCAAATTTATCATTTGAGTTAATAAACGAAGCCGAGCAAGATCAATTAGCTTTACAAGATATTATGCTATTCTTAGATGGATTGCCTAAGTTTAAATACGGCAAAGTTTATGATAGAATGGATATGCCAACATTTTTTGAGATGTTAGAAGTATATCGTGAACAAAGGCATCAATCGTATGTTAATGCTAAAGAGGAGGCACACGCACAATTTAAATCTATGGGCGATACTAACCGAATGTCAAATGATACAGACAAAGAGGCTAATCGTAATGCAATGAATGAGTATTTAAAAAACTTATCTAAATAATTGCCCAGCTAAAATTTATTAATTAACAATGGGTGTTGGTTATGTAAACGGCTGGGCATTAAACTTTAAACTATGAAATGGATTAAATTTTTCTTTATTAGTGTTCCTTTAGCACTACTTTTAATAACAACTGCAAACCTTTATTTTGAATTTAAACGATGGAGAAAATGATAGCAAGTGGAACTGAAAATGCGAGACCTATTAAAATGATTGATATAGAAACCAAAGAAGTTACGATTTTTAAAAGCATAGCTTATGCAGTAAGAACAACTAAAGTAAATGAGTATGCATTAAGACAAGGATTAAGCCCATTAAAAAAGAAGCGATTTGAGGTTAATGGTCGAACTGTTGTTTTTAGGCTACATAACCCCTAACTTTGCCATATGGCATTAACTCCATTACCCAAGCTATTAAAAAAAACACAAAAGGTGATTAACGCATACGTTCGCAAAAGAGACGAAGGATTACCTTGTATTTCTTGTGGCAGCTTTAACGCAAATCAAGCTGGGCATTATTTTCCAGTTAAAGGGTATTCCGCTTTAAGGTTTAATGAATGGAATATTAACCTACAATGTGCTGGGTGCAATATGTATAAACATGGCAACCAAGCTATGTACAGAATAGGCTTAGTAAACAAGTTAGGTGAACAAGCAGTAAAAGGATTGGAGACAATAGCAACTAAGGTTAAGGTTTACAAATGGTCAAGAACTGAATTAAACGAATTAATAGAAAAATATGGCGAAGGCAAATAAATATATCTATTTTTTAGATTTACTAAGTCATACTGATGGTAGAACCTATGTAGGGTCTACAAAAAATTTAAGTAAAAGATTTTATCAATATAGAAATAATAACGATAATAGATTTTCAACAAAAACTATTAATAAATATGGGTTTGACAATTTTTATAAATTAATAATTGATTTAGGAGATATTACATATGAAGAAATGTTATTATGGGAGCAGTTTTATATTGGTTTATTTGGCACTTATAATAAAGACAATAAAGATGGAATGAATTTAGTTAGAAATCCAACTAAAGCTATTAGTAAAGACCCATTAGTTGCAAATAAAATATCAAAGACGCATAAAGGCAAAATACTATCTGAAAAACACAAAGAATCTATTAGAATAGCTACTAAAGGCAAGATTAATCTTGGTGTTAAAAGACCATATTTAAGTCAAAGAAACAAATTAATAAAACCAGCATTAGGAAGAACTGGTGATTTGCATCCAATGTCTAAAAAAGTATTGTATATACCAGAAAATAAAATATTTGAGTCTTTTCAAGATTGTGCTAATTATCTTTGCGTATCAAGACCAACAATAAAAAATAGAATAATAAGTAAACATAAAGATTTTAAATTATTATAATGGCTAAATCAACAAATAGCGGAAAAATTCAATTTGGTAAGCGTAAATGTGGCAAAGCTAAAAAGACATCTGGTCCAAAAGATAAACCAGTAAAACCATATAATAGACAAGGGCGATGAAAAATACTTGTGCAAAAAGAAAATACAAATGTAAATGCGGCACTATCAATGAGTGCTATGTTTGGCAAAGCGATTTAGAAAAGCATTACTTAAAATGTAATAAATGTAGTGAGTTAATAGGTTATGACAATATACTTAAAGAAGTTAAACCACAATTACATTCTATTAGAACTGATACAAAAAACCGATAATGGACATAAATCAAATTAGACCTAATCAAAATAATCCAAGAACAATTGGCAAGAATGAGTTTGCTAAATTGGTAAAATCTATTCAAGATGATCCAAAGCTATTAGAAGCTAAACCTTTAATACTTGATGAAAACAATATAATCTTAGGAGGCAATCAAAGGTATCGTGCTTGTTTAGAATTAGGTATTCAAGATGTGCCAGTTATTGTTATGCCAAATCTTACCCCAAGAGAAAAACAAAAATTACTTGTAATAGATAATACCCATTATGGAGATTGGGATATGGAAATGTTAGCTAACGAAGATTGGCAATTGGAAGATTTAAACGATTGGGGAGTAGATGTTGACTTTCTTGTACCTACAATTGACGAACCTAAAAAGATTGACAATACTAAAAGTGGAACTATTTGCCCAAATTGTGGTGTATCTTTGTAATTGATTAGAAATTGATTAGAAAAAATGGCAAACGAACAAAATTTAATACCAGCTAAGAAAGGCGAAGTAAGAAACCCAAACGGAAAGCCTAAAGGAGTACTTAACTCAAAGACAAGATTACTTAGACTACTTGAATTAGTTACTAAGGTTAGAAACCCAGTAACTGGAGAGGAGGAGGAGTTCAGCATAGCAGAACAATTAGATATGCAGATTATAGCTAAGGCGAGAAAGGGCGACCTTAAAGCCTATGAAATTATCTTAGACCGATTAGAGGGTAAGCCTAAACAATCAACAGAGGTAGAAGTAAGCGGAGGAGTAAACATAACTTGGGAGGAGAAAAAAACATACGTTGGAAATACTGGTAGCCTATAATGGAATTATCAATAAAACAAACCATAGCCTTAGATTTACTTGAAGATAAAACCACAAATGAGATTTTATTTGGCGGTGGGGCTGGTGGTGGCAAAACTGCATTAGGTTGTTACTGGCAGTTAAAACAAAGACTAAAATATCCAAACACAAGAGGCTTAATAGGTCGTGCCGTACTAAAGACACTTAAAGAAACTACATTAGTATCTTTCTTTCAAGTGGCAAAGATGCAAGGCTTAGAAGCTGGGAAGCATTACAAGTACAATGGACAGATGAGCCAAATAGAATTATTTAACGGCTCTGTTATTCTACTTAAAGACCTTTACGCTTACCCTTCCGATCCAAACTTTGATGAATTAGGTTCGTTAGAGATAACTGATGCTTTTATAGACGAGGCTAACCAGATAGAAGATAAGGCACGAAATATTATCAAGTCAAGGATTAGATACCAGCTTGACGAAAACTATTTAATACCTAAAGTGCTTTACACTTGTAACCCAGCTAAGAACTGGACATACTCGGAGTTTTACAAGCCACAAGTAGATGGCACAATAGCAAAAAACAAACAATTTATCCCATCGTTAATTGACGATAACCCATTTATCTCAAAGCACTATAAACAAAACCTTTTAACCTTAGACACAGTTTCAAAGGAACGTTTGCTATTTGGTAACTGGGAATATTCAAATGATCCATCAACTTTAATAGACTATGACAAAATTCTTGATGCTTTCAGTAGCGGCTATTTACCTAATGGCTCACGTTACATTAGTTGTGATGTTGCACGTTTCGGCAGCGATTCTACTGTTATTGGTATATGGGATGGTTTTAGGGTTAAACTACATCAGTATCAAGGCAAATCAGTTGTGGAAGTGGCTAACATCATAAAGCAATTTCAAGCCGAGTTTCAAATACCCAATTCACAAGTGGTGGTGGACTCCGATGGAGTAGGCGGTGGAGTTGCAGATATGATACAAGGTTGTAAGAACTTTGTCAATAATAGTTCTCCATTAGAAAACCCAGTAACAAGACAAAAAGAAAACTTTGATAACCTAAAGTCGCAATGTTATTACAAGTTAGCAGAGTACATTAACGACAACAAAATCTTCATTAACGCATCTGGCACAATCAAAGAAAAGATTATCCAAGAGTTAGAGCAAGTCAAACAAAAGTCAGTAGATAACGATGGCAAAAAAGGAATAATACCTAAAGACAAAGTAAAAGCATTGATAGGTCGTTCACCAGACTTTAGCGATTGTCTTGCTATGAGAATGGTTTTTGAATACAAGCCAAGATTTGAAGTGAGCGTATTCTAATATAAAATCTTTAACTTTGACTAAAATATACACAAATGGGATTATTTGACTTCTTGAAGAAAAAACAGAAGCTAAACACTATTTTGCCAAACATACCTTTCAACGGACAAGTAGCAATACAACAAGGCATCGTAACTTGGCAAGGTGGCGATAATATTAGTTTCGTAAACGAAGGCTATCAAGCAAACGATATAGTTTATTCAATTGTTAAGCTAATTACTGATAAAACAAAGATTGCCCCTTGGCACGTTTACAAAGTAGTTGATGAAGTATCAGCAAAGAAATATAAGGCTTTAATCAGCCAACCAGATAAGATTGAAAACTGGAAAGAAGTAAATAATTTACACAAGAAAGCATTTGAGTTATATACTGGCGATGCAAGACTTAACGAGTTACTAAAATACCCTAACGAAGAAGATACTTGGGGTGATTTGGTTGAGGCTTGGGCAGGTTTCAAATTGATTACTGGTAACTCTTTCGTATATGCTAAAATGATTGAAGGTGGGAACAATAACGGCAAACCTTACGAGTTATTTGTGCTTCCATCTCAATATATGTACATCTTGGCAAACACATTAGAGTTCCCTCCTACAATAGCAGGTTATCAGTTGAATTACGGACCATTATGGAACTTTACGAAACAAGAAATATTACAAGACAAATACTTTAACCCACAATGGAATACTACTGGCAATCAATTATATGGACAATCTCCTTTGATGGCTGCTGCGAGAAACTTGACTCGTTCGAACGAAGCCAAGACTGCTGCGGTTGCATCTTTCCAGAATGGCGGTCCAGCTGGAGTTCTTTTTATGAACGATGAACGCTTTGATCCAATAAGTGGAAGCCAACAAGCACAAGCACTTAAAAGAGCGGTTAGTGAGAAAGGCGGAGCGGCTAACTTTAATTCAATTGCGGTTAGTGGTTATAAAGTAGATTGGAAACAAATAGGATTAAGTCCGGTAGAACTTGACATTATTGAGAGTGAGAAGTGGGATATGAAAGCACTTTGCAATATTTACGGAGTACCGGCACAATTATTAAACGATAGCGAGAATAAGACTTACAATAACCAAAGAGAAGGCGAGAAGGCTTTGACTTTACGTTGTGCTTTGCCTTTACTTATTGGTATGCGTGATAACATTAATAGAAAGTTGCATAGCGATTGGGGATATAGAGGTTCCAATATTTATGTTGATTTTGATGCATCTGTTTACGGAGAATTAGAAGCCAACAAGAGCGAACAAGTAGAATGGTTAGATAAAGCGTGGTGGATTGCTCCTAAGCAAAAAATGGATATTATGGGATTAGAAATTCCAGATTATATTCCAGAAGAAGAAATGGAGAAACTTTACATCCCAAGTTCTTTACAACCAGTTGATGACTTCCAACCATTAAACTTACCAAATGAATAGTCAAGAGTTAATTGATAGTTTATTTGATCTAAAGGTTGAGTTAAAAGCCGACCTAAGCGAGATAATAGATGAAGTTTATTCTAAGTATCACGATGTAGTAAATATGTCTTATTCGGAGTTAAAGGCTTGGAGCAAAACTGACTGCTCTAAGTTAGCTTCATTAGATAGAAGTCCAATAACAAGAAACTTAAACCTACTTAGCAAGAAGAAAAGCGAGTGGGGTGCAAACGAGGTTAAGTCAGCAAATAGAACGATTAGTTTTGTTAGTCGTATGAAGAACATGGAACAAGGAGAACCAGTATCAAAAACTTGCCCATCTAAAAGGGATATATCTCTAAAGAACTGGGCTTACAATCCTAATAAATGATTTGGCAAGACTATCGAAAACTTTATGCAAACGCACTAAAGCAATACTCGCCTAAGTTCAAAAAAGAACTACAAAAGCAAGTAGATACGTTTTGTCGTACCCAAGATTACGCAGCAATATCTTCTAAAGGCATTTCTAAGACCATTAAGCAGCTTCACGTTGCTTTAGGTACAAAGATGGCTACTGCGACAAATAAGTCCGTTAAAAAGGCTACAAAAGGCTTTTATGAGCCATTTGAAATAAAAATGAGCCAGACGGATATTTATTCATATGTTATCCTTCAGTTCTTAGAAAGACAAGGAGTAAGTCAGATAGCAGACGAAATTACAAACACAACTATCAATCAAATTGCTGCATACCTACAAAAAGGGTTTGAAAATAATTTATCTATACAAGAGTTAATTCCAATGCTTAGACAAGCTGGGATAACTGACTTTAGAGCGGAACTTATAGCAAGAACTGAAACTGGTAGGGCGGCTAATTTAGGTGCAATGGTTGGAGCGACTGCAACTGGCTTAGTAACTGTTAAGGAATGGATTTCAGCAAGAGATGCAAGAACCAGAAGAATGCCGCCAAGTTACGCTGACCATCTTGTAATGGATGGAGTTAAGGTAGCATTTGATGAACCTTTCAAAGTTCCTACAAGTCCAAAGGCAAAAGGTGGCACTCATATCGGAAATGTAGAATTAATGATGCAACCATGCGATAGCGGTGCAAGTGCTGCTAATACTTGTAATTGTAGATGTACTGTTGCGTTCGAGGCTCAAAGAGATGCAAACGGGAAACTAAAAACATTTGACACAAACCCTCCAAAAGGAGATATGGGTTTCATTTGGGCAACGCTTGGAAATATAGCAGGAATACAAATTGGTAATTTAATAGCAGAAGCATTACAATAATAAAAAAATTAATAACTTTGTTTTATGAGTAAAATTGAACAAAAGGGATATGATGAAATGATTTTAGACATAACCCCAGAAACAAGAACAGTAAAAGCGTGTTGGTCAAGAATTGGTAATGTGGATTTAGACGGCGATATTATTGTTGCTGATGCGTTCACAAAGACAATTAAAGAAAGAGGACCAGCAGGGAAAAATATGATTTGGTCTTTAGTAGATCATAAAGCTGACATGGCACATACTTTAGGTAAGCCTAAAGAATTGTATATTGAAGGCGATATGCTTGTTGCGGTTACTGACTTGATTGAAACAGAGTGTGGCGAAGATGCAATCAAACTTTATGAAGCTGGTTTAATTAACCAACACTCAATCGGTTTTACTACATTAAAAAGCAATGTTGACCAAAAGACTGGAGTTAGAACAATCACAGAGTTAAAACTTTATGAAGGTTCAGCGGTACTTTGGGCAGCTAATCCAGAAACCCCAACATTGGGTTTCAAGAATGAATTTAAACAAAACAAGGAAGTATTATCTTTGCGTTTAGAAAACTTGATTAAGGCATTTAGAGGTGGAACCTTTACGGATGACACTTTTGCTTTAATGGAGATTCAAATAAAACAAATACAAGCTGCATTATTAGAACTTGAAGTTGTTGAAACTATCACTCAACCCGCTTTAGCAGTTGAGCCGACCCCAGCACCAGAGGAGAAAAGTAATGAAGAAGTATTGAAAGCAATCAAACATTTTAACAATCTATTTAAAAAGTAAAAATGGAAAATTTAATTAACGAAATGGCTGAAAACCTTAAAGGTTTCCAAGCTAATGCAGAAGCTCAAATTAAAGAAGTAGCTGCACAAGTAACTGTTGTAAAAGACGAGTTACAAAAACAAATCGATTCTCAATTAGCTGCTCAAAAGAAAGCTGCTAAGAAAGAAGTAAAGCACATTGACGAAGTTATCATGGAGAAATTAGATGGCAACTTTGATGCAATGGAAAAGTCTTTAAAGTCTAATGGTAAGTATCGTTTAGATTTATCTGACGTTAAAACAATGACTTTATCTGGAAACTTAACTGGTGATGCTCAAGCGTCTTACGCTCCAAACCCAGCTATCCAACCAGCACAAAGCATTAACTTCCGTGATTTAATCCCAACTGTAAGAAGCGAAAGCGGATTGTATGTTTACTATCGTGAGAACGCTGGTTTAACTAACAACATCGCAAACCAAACAGAAGGTTCTGACAAAGGTGAGAATAACTACTCTTTAACTGAAGTTAAAGTTGTAAACGACTACTTAGCTGGTTTCTCAACTTTCTCTAAGCAAATGTTGAAGTCTTTACCTTTTATGACTCAAACATTACCAAGAATGTTACAAAGAGATTTCTTTAAGGCTGAGAACGCTGCATTCTTCACAAGTGTATCTGGTGCTGCAACTGGTTCTACTACAACTGCGGAAACTAACGACTTGTTACAATTGATTGATTACATCGGTAACCAAAAGACTGCAAACTTCGTTCCTTCTTATGCTTTAGTTAGCCAAACACAAATGGGTCGCTTATTGAAAGCTACTGTTGCTGCTGGTTACTATGCTGGTAACGGATCTGTAATCGTTTCTCCTAACGGCGGTATCACAATCTGGGGTGTTCCAGTTGTATCTGCTTCTTGGGTAACTGATGACAAAGTATTAATATTTGACGCATCTTACTTAGAGCGTGTTGAAGTTGAAGGTTTAGCTATCGAGTTCTCTTATGAGAATGGCGAAAACTTCCAAAAGAACTTAGTAACTGCTCGTATCGAGTGTTACGAAGACATCAACTTAATGTTGACTACTTCAGCTATCTACGCTGATATGGGTAACGTTGGATAATAACTAACCTATATAAAATAAGAACCCCACTTTAATCGGTGGGGTTTTTTATTATAATTAATGTAAATTTGTAAAAAGATATTATGGCATACTCAAATTATATTAACGACTTTACCGCAACCCCAAACGCTCCTATAACAGAGCCAGTAACAGTTGCAGAGGCTAAAGCCTATTGTAGAGTTAGTACTTCAACAGAAGATACTTTATTCTCAACGCTTATTACACAAGCAAGAGAAGCAATTGAGATGGCAACTGGTTTAAACTTAGTGCCAAAAGCAATGGTTATATTTTTCAATAACATTGGAGGTAATTTTGAGATGCCATTCGGTCCAGTTACGGCTTCATTTAAGTTATACGATATGGAGCAAGACGGATTAGAAATAACTGGAACTGACTATCAACTAATAGGCGATAAGTTCCCTAAATTGGTTTATCCTAAGTACGCAAATCTAAAAGCAACTTATACAAGCGGTTATACAACAGTACCAACGGATTTAAAGGTGGCTATTTTAGACCAAGTAAGTTACGACTACGAGAATAGAGGCTTAGATTCTGATACTGGAATTTGTAATAAATCATGGAAGGCTTGTCAAAGATGGACAAGAGTTTCCCCAATATTATAGTATGAAATTAGGTAAAGCTAAATCGGTTTATATAGACGCTAACACAATGACAAGGGAGGTCTTGTTATATGCACCAACTCGCACAAGCGATGGTCAAGGTGGATATACTACGACTTTTGCCCTACAAGGCACTGTTTGGGGCGATTTAAGACCAGATGACAAGGTAAGAGAGGTAGATGAGTCGGAATTACAATTTGACCAAAGAATGAGGCTTTTTATTCGCTATGGGGTTACTATTACAGATACTTATGAGGTAGAGGTTGAAGGATCAAGATATACCATTCATTCTATTAAGGATGTAGAAAACCAACATAGATTTTACGAACTTGTAATATATAGATAATGGGTTTTTCAGTAAACTTACAAAATCTAAAAGGTATTCAAGATGCCCTAAAAAACTTAGATATGTCATTAAAAAAAGATGTATCTAATGAGATAAATGCATCTGCATTAAAAATACAAGCTGACGCAAAAAGATTAGCACCAGTAAATTTTGGTCAATTAAGAAGTGGAATTAGATTAGAGAAAGTAAGCGACTTAACTTTTGGTGTAGAGTCAACTGCAAGTTATAGTCCCTATGTAGAGTTTGGAACTGGCGGAAAGGTAAGCGTACCAGCTGACTTTCAAGCATATGCAAAAACCTTTAAAGGAGGCAAAGGAGGTAAGTTTAAAGATATGGTTGATGCTCTAACTTTGTGGGTTAAAAGGAAAGGCATTGGAAACGGCAAAAATGACAAAGGTGTCGCTTATGTAATAGCAAGAAGTATCTTGCAAAAAGGACTTAGACCGCAACCATTTTTAATACCAGCTTACGAACAAGAGAAGCCTAAATTAATACAAAGACTTAAAAAATTATTAAATGCTTAACCCTAATATAGAAATAAAGAAATGGTTTTATACCAATTTAACAAGTGCTACAAGTTTAGTAGTTTATGATGGTATTGCACCAACTGGAGCAGGGGAAGAATATATTGTAATGACTGGCAGAACATCAAGTCAAGAACAAGGCAAAAGCGGTTATACAAATGGAATTACAATTGATGTGGACATTGTTACAAAAAATGCTAACTTTGGCTATAAACGTGCTGAAGAAATTAGCAATTTGGTTCTTACGGCTATTAACTCGGATACGAATATAACTTTAGCGAATGGCTTTTATAGTTCAACTTTAGTTGTAGCAAGTATTAGAAACTTAGACGGATTAAACCCAACTGATAACGTATTTAGAACGATTATATCATATAACATAATAATAACTCAAAATTAAATAAAATGGCAGAAACTAAAGTAAGCGGTAGAGATTATATCCTACTTGCAGACATAAACAACGATGGTACATTTAAACCAGTTGCTTGTCTTACAACTAACTCTTTAACATCAACTAACGACACTATTGATTCAACTTCAAAGTGCGGTAACTCTTACACTCCAAGTCCAGTATTTTCTCAATCATTTGATTGTGAAGGTTTTGCAATTGACGAAACTGGTACTCCAAGTAAAGATTCTTACCAACAATTATATACTGCACACGCAGCTAAAACTTTGTTCGCAATTAAGATGGGTAAAGCTACTCCAACAAGTGGAGATATTACTTATGGTGGAGCAGGTTCTTTAGTATTTATTAGCGATTTCGGTGTAACTGCTGATGATGCTGATGATGTTAAATTTACTGCAACATTTGTAGTTAGTGTACCGCCTATTGCACAAACAGAAACAGTATAATAAAAAACAACAACAAGAACTATGTACGAGTTAAAACTTAAAGAAACAACAATACCTTTAAGGTGGGGAACTTGGGCGATGAAACGATTTTGCGAATTAGAGAAAAAAAATCTAATGGAGTTAATCAATGTTTTATCGTCTGGGGTGTATGAAATGGACACTATTGTTCATATAGTACAAGCCTCTGCCGAGAGTGGATATAAGAGCCTAAAGAAGCCTATTGATTTTGAGGAATTTGATGTATGCGATTGGATTGACGAAGTTGGCGGCTTAACTGCTAAGGATGGTCAATTAGTTGAATTTATGAAATATATGCAAAATTCAATGGTGCCAGAGTTAAAAGAAAGTAAGTCAACGGCTGAAAAAAAAAATTAGGTTTTTATAGTTGGGATTCAATATTAATTCTCGCTTTGGAGGTTGGCTTAACGATAGAAGAGTTTTGGCAATTGACATGGCGAGAATTTTTATTATATAAAATGGCTTATGACAATAAGCAGATAAAGGAATGGGAAAGGACAAGAACAATAGCCTATTTGATATATAAGTCAAATACTACTGATAAAAGTCCTAAAAGTTTAAAAGCATTTTTCCCATTGCCAAGTGATGTAGAGGAAGTTGATGATAGTCCTAAATTAACGCAAGATCAATTAGCAAGGACTTTAAAAATGTATGGAGTTAAATAAATAAGATGGCACAAGAAACGCTCAAAATTACCATTACCGCCGACAATAAAGAAGCGGTAGCGAATATAAACCAAACAATAACTGCGACCAATAATTTAGGTAACGCAATGAGGCAAATCCCACAATCAAGTGGGGCTGCTACAAATGCTTTAACTAACTTGTCAAGAGTTGCCCAAGATGCTCCTTATGGATTTATAGGTATTGCAAACAACTTGAACCCTTTAGTTGAGTCGTTCCAAAGATTACAAAAAGAAACTGGGAGTACATCTGCTGCGTTTAAAGCAATGGCAGGAGGTTTAATGGGTCCAGCTGGTATTGGTTTAGCTATTGGTGCGGTATCTTCTTTATTAGTAGCATTTGGACCTAAGATTGCAAACTTTGTTAAAGGGATAGATGCAGCAAAAGAAGCGGAAGATAAATTTGCTGAAAGTTTAGATAAGGCAAGAGCGAGTGCAAGTGAGAATGGCTTAAAATTATTAGCTTATATAGGCATAGCAGAAAACGCAGCAATTGCGGATGATAAAAGAGCCAATGCGTTAAAATTTGTAATATCGGAATTAGCTAAAGTAAATAGTGCTTATGCTGCAACAATTACAACAACAGATCAAGCAAGAGCAGCGGTTGATTTATATACTCAAGCATTAATTGCACAAGCAATTACTTCAAGATATATAGATGAAATTGCAGACAAGACTATTAAATTAGAAAATGCAAATAAAAAGGCATTAGCAGCAGCGGAAGAATATAACAAAACATTAGAGCGTTCCAAAAATATGTCTAATGGTTATACCGATGCTTCAATCGTTCAAGCAGGAATAATTAATAGAACAAGACAAGAATATATTGGAGCAGCACAAGAAGCGGTTAATTTAAGCAACTCAATAGATGGCTTAAAGACATCGGTTCAAAACGTAATAACAACAGTTGCAACAAATCCTTTTTATAATATTACTAATGGTGCAAAACAATTAGCAGCAGAAACTGGTAAAGCAGCGGCAAATATTCAAAAAATAGGAGGAGTTACTACAAATGCACCGACTGGATTCCAACAACCAATTCAAACAATAACTCCAAGTCCAATTGCTCCATTAGGGGAGGCTGGGATAGGGTTTCAAGGACAACCATCACAAGATATTATAAATGCAAAAGCAACATCGGAAGCAATAGGTCAATTAGACTTATTAAATGCAACAATGCAATTAACTGCTGAATTAACTGATGCTATTTCATTTGGTTTTAATAACATATTTGAAGCATTGATAAACGGAGAAAGTATTGGTGCGGCATTAGAGCAAACATTTAAACAAATAGTAGTTCAATTAGTAGAAATGGTTGCAAAGGCATTAATATTTAAAACAATATTAAATGCTTTAGGTGGTTCAGTAGGATTACCTGCTGATTTATTAAATGCTGCTTCATTTGGTCAAGGCGGTGGTTTATTGGGAGAATTTATATTAAAAGGCTCGGATTTAGTATTGGCAACACAAAGAGCAAACAATAACTTAAGTTTTAGAAGATAATGGCATATCAAAATAAATATAAAATTACATACGCAACAAAGACTACTAAAACTGCATATTTATATATCTTAGAAGATAACTATGTTGGTAGTTTAATTGAATACGATGGAATAAATATTGATCTACAATATCTGCCAAAGTCGGATGAAATTTACGAAGCACTTTATTCAAGTCAATTAAATGTTACAATTGATGTAACTAACGACTTAGCTAATATTCCAAACTTAGTTACTTTAAATGATAGAAAGTATTTAGCTAAATTATATTTAGGTGCTAACTTAGAATGGATTGGGTGGGTATTATCGGATAACGTACAAATAACTTATTCAACTGGTAGAAAGCAATTATTCTTTAACTGCGTTGATGGATTAGGGATGCTTAAAAACATTCCTTTAGAAATAAATAGCGTTGGCAATAGAACTAATACTTTACAAACAGTATTAAGTTATATTTTAACTTGTTTAAACGCATTAGACTTTCCAACAAATCCAAATTTGGTAACAGTTTGCTCTTATTTTGCAAGTGGAATGAATGATAGAGAAGATGGCACTCAATACGAGCCATTTAGTCAAACTTACTTACCTATAAGAACATTTAAAAATGAAGATTATACCTACGAGAATAGTTACGATGTATTAGACAAAATTGTAAAGTCTTTTGGTTGTAGGTTATTCCAAGCTGGTGGGAAATGGTGGATTGTTGCAATTAATGAATTTGCAAATACTAATAACTATTTTACTGAATATACAAATACTGGAACATTAGTAACAAGCGGAAGCAATCTAAACACTCTAAGTACAATACAAGGATATACTGGCAACACAAGTGGTTTATATTATGTAAACAATGAGCAGTTTAAGTTAATACTTAAAGGATTTAATAGAGTTGAGTTTACTAAAGAGATAGATTATGAGAAGAATTTAGTAGATAATGGGAACTTAAAGATTTACCCTAACCTTGTTTCTGCTCCACAATCTTGGACAGTAACCAACGTTGGGGTTGGTTCTTCATTTTCAATTGTAGATAACGCAAATGAGTCTTTTGCTCAAATTACTTTACTAAGAGCAGGGGGTGGTGGTTATACAAGAATGATTAACAACTTTATGCCTAAGATTAGTGCATCGGCTATTTTAAATTACTCAATGTTATTTTTAAATGGAGGTGCTGGTACAAGAGGTTATGTTTCAATGACTGTATTTGACGGCACTACTACTTATTATTTAAACAATGATAAGGATTGGCAGAGTTCAGTAAGTTCTGGCTACATTATACCAGAAGGCGATGATGGGGTTTTTTCGTTCTCTACTTTACCTTGCCCAATTAGTGGTCAATTGACAATAGAGTTCAATAACCAAATTGGTAATAGTTGCACAGTTAGTCAGTTTGTTTTAACGGCTGAATACGAGTTTAACAAGATTGATTACTTTGCTTATATCAACAATAATAAGGAGTACAAGAAAGAAATAGAGATACCTTTTGGATTTAGGGCTTTATATGGCTTTCCTACATCGGTAGGGGTGTTTTTAAAGTCGGATGCCACTTCATACACAAACTGGTACAGATACGGAATGGTAGGTGCTTATGGTAGCTTAACGGAGTTATTGATGCAACAATACATTAACTCTTATGGCAAGAATATCATAAACATAGATTGCTCTTTAAGTAGCTTTGAAACAACAAACGCAACTTATCCTATTTTAAATGCATCTAAGATGCTAAAATCTACCGACACAGACCCAGCACAAATAAACGTGGCAGATAGTTCATATATGTTAGGTAACTCAACAATAAACTACGCAACGGATATTACAAGTGGAACATTGCTTGAAATTAGCAATAATGACATAGAGGCAACAATAGGCTTTATAGAATATTTTAGATAATATAATTTAACTTTGGACAATGGCAGATAAAGTAATAGGTAAAAATATAATGCTCTACAAGTATGATGCAGAAACGGAAACGGATATACCTTTTGCGTGTTCTACCAATTGTACTTTCAATGTTAATGTAGATCAAAAAGAAGTAACTTCTCAAAGTTCTGCTTGGTATCGTGAATTTAAGAACGATGTAGCCAGTTGGACAATCACTTGCGATGGCTTGATAACCTTAGACAACTATGGTTATTTGTTTTTATTAGAGCAACAAAAAGATAGAGAAACGATATTAGTAAAATTCGTAATAGATAACGGAGTTGATGGATTAGTGATTATTAGTGGAAATTGTAATTTAACAAGTTTGAGTATCAATGCTCCTTATAAGGACATAGCTACTTATTCGGTTAGTTTACAAGGTTCTGGTGCTTATGGCACAAGCGGAACATCAATTAGCCCAAGCGGAGTGGTTATCATAGGCGGTTCGGTGTTTACAAAAGGATATACGGCAGCAGGTGGAGAAACAACAATTACTTATAGTGATTTAATAGGCAAAACTTGTCTTTATGTATCAAGAGGTGGTATCGATGTTCAAACTATTTTAACAACTGGTACTCCAATTGACGAGGAGGTTAAATGGAATACTTTAACTGGGGTTTTAACTTTTAGCCGTGCTTTAGGTAGTGGTGAGTATGTTAGATCATTATTTCAATAGATAAATTTAGATAAATGAGTAATCAAATAGTAATAAGTTCTGGTGCAAAGGTTAGAAGTTTAGAAGGTGTATTAACTGGCACGGCTGGTATTGTTAGTTCAGTTCCTTATGGTGGTGCAAATGGAGTCGCTACGCTTGATTCAAGCGGTAAAGTTCCATTAAGTCAGCTTCCATCTTCAGTTATTACTTATTTAGGTACTTGGAACGCATCAACTAATACTCCTACTTTAACAAACGGAGTGGGCGATGATGGCGATTTATATATTTGTAATGTAGCAGGTACAGTAAACTTCGGTGCTGGTCCTATTACTTTTGCGGTGGGCGATTGGGTAATTTACGGAAGTGGAACTTGGCAAAAATCAGCAGGGGCGAGTGGAACTGTAACAAGCGTAGCTTTAACTGAAAGTGGTGATGCTCTAACAATAACTGGTTCTCCTATTACTACAAGCGGAACGATTAACATAGGATTTGCTGGAACAAGTGGGCAATATATTAACGGAGCAGGTAATTTAACAACCTTCCCTTCTTTGACTGGATATGTGCCTTACACTGGTGCGACTGCTAATGTTGATTTAGGGACATTTGATTTGACAGCTGATGTTATTACAGGTGCAACAGGTTCTTTTGCATCAAACGGTGGTAGTGATACTTTTGCTATTAATCATTCAAGCGGTAGTGGAATAGCTTTAAACATAACAAAGGGTGGCAATGGAGAAGGATTATATATAAACAAAACAAGTGGTAGTGGTAATGCTGCAACTATTATAGGTACATTAAACGCAACTACTTTAGTTAAAAATGGTGGTACATCGAGCCAATACTTAATGGCAGATGGTTCTGTTTCAACTGGTCCAGATTTAACTGGATATGTTCCTTATACTGGAGCAACTACTAATGTTGATTTAGGTTCATATAATGCAACTGCATTAAATTTTATATCAACAAATGGTTATGCTTTTGATATTAATGCAAGTCCATTTTTTAGTTCAAATCAAAGTTTTTTATCAAGTACAGATAGCAAATTTTATCTTACTCAAAATCCTTCATCTACTGGTGCATTAAAATCAATTTCATTAGATATTACAGATTTGGGTACTGGTAGTTATTCAAGAAATTATAAATTCCCTAATATAAACGGAACTTTCGCCTTATTAGAAGGGACACAGACATTTACTGGGGCAAAGACATTTAGTGATAATGCAATATTTTCAGCATCACCTTTATTTGACCAAAGTGCGAATTTTAAAGTAGGTGCATCTTTAGTAGGTACTGGCAATTATATAGCAATGGCATTTGATAAAAGTGGTTCTGGTTCTGGTTCTACTTTATCAATGAAATTGGCAGATGGAACAACTGCAAAAGGAATTATTTTAAATTTTGTAGGTTCTCCTGCAACTTATACATATACATTCCCTTCTACAAGTGGAACTATTGCTCTTACAAGTGATATTCCAAGTTTAACTGGATATGTACCATATACTGGGGCGACATCAAGCGTTAACTTAGGAAGCTATGCTTTACAATCAAGTGGTGTAATAACGGAATCTTTTTATCAGTTTAAAATAATGAGTACTGGCATAGGTTATACTGCTGGTTATTCTTATTTATCAAGTACAACTGGTCAAGTTGCAATTTCACAATCCGTATCATCAGGGAATTTAAAGACATTTACTTTTGATTTTTCAGCGTGGTCTACAAACACATCATACACATACACACTACCAGCTGCTAATGGAACTCTTGTCTTAGGAACTGGTACAACAAACTATATCTCTAAGTGGACTGCATCTGGTGTGTTAGGGAATAGCTTGATTTATGATAATGGTACACAAATAGGATTTGGTACTGCCACTCCTAATACTGCATTTAATTTTGTAGCAAATTATGCTGGACATTTAATGTCTATTCAAAATAATAATAGCGGATATTATAGCTCAATAGATGTATATGATAGTACTGGTGCAGAAAGAATTATTTTAGGTTATGGTAACGCATCTGTAACTAATGCTTTAGCTGGTAAAGCGTTTTTATTTACTCCTTCTGGTGTAGATATGAATTTTTATACTGGTGGAATAAATCAAAGAATGGTAATAACCTCTACTGGTAATGTAGGAATTGGTACAAGTTCGCCAGGAGATAAATTAACAATTGCGACTGGTGCAAGTACAAGTGCTGCCGTTACTTTTTGGGCTAATGCTGGTACAAGTGCAAATGAATTATACGTTGGGCAAGGTTCATCAAATGAAGCCTATGTATTTAATAGAGCAAACCAACATTTAGTTTTAGGTACTAACAATACCGAAAGAATGCGTATTACATCTGCTGGAAATGTAGGTATAAATGGCTCTGATTCAGGAGCAAGACTATATGTAAAATCAGCAACTTCAGACAATTCATCATTTATACTATTTTTAGCAAATACAAGTACTGGTGTATTCTATGTTAGAAGTGATGGTTTTGTTAATACTGGTACTTCTGCGGTTTCTCCATATAATAATACAAGTGGTGCTGCGGCTAACTTAGTCGTAACTGCTTCTGGTGGATTAGAGCGTTCAACATCTTCTTTAAAGTATAAAAAAGAAGTAAGAGATTACGATAAAGGATTAGCTGAGGTAATGGGAATGCGACCAGTTTATTATAAAGGTAAAAATCCTAATGATGGTGATAAACAATTCGCTGGATTAATAGCAGAGGAAATAGATGCATTAGGGTTAAATGAATTTGTTACATACGCAGACGATGGTAGCCCAGATGCATTAGCTTATCAAAATATGATAGCTTTATTAACAAAAGCAATCCAAGAGCAGCAAAAGCAAATAGACGAATTAAAACAATTAGTAAAATAAAATATTATGGGAAAAACTTTCTCAACTGGCTTACTAACAAATGGTTTATGGCAAGACGCATCTAATAACATAGGTATAGGTGGCTCTCCTTCTGGTAGCTTTAAATTTGAAGTTACTGGTGCAAGTAGGTTTTGGGATGGCACACAAGGTTTAAATGTTAGAGCATATACTGGCGGTGCTGGTTTTGGTGCTATATATTCAACTGGTGTTACTCCTGGTGCTGGAAATTTTGCTTTAGCTGCATCTTCAACTGCTACAATTTTAAGCGGTGTAGATAATGTAAGTTTGGCTATTAATAGTGCAACACGATTGTACATTAACAACGCTGGTAATGTAGGAATTGGAACAAATAGTCCAAGTGTTTTATTACACGCTTTTAATAGTAGTGGAACTGCTGAATTAAGATTAGAAAGAGGCGGTGTTGGTGATGTAGGTATGAGATGGAGAAGAAATGGTTCTGATTTAGGTTATGTAAGTAATGCAGATTGGATTATAGCAGGTGCATCTTCTACTGACTTTGTAGTAAACGCAGTTAATAATTTATTACTTGGAACTGGGGCTACCGAAAGAATGCGTATTACAAGTGGGGGTAATATTCAAATTGATAATGCTCAATTAAATACACCAAAATCATTATATTTTGCTGCAAATAGTAATACTGGTGGCTCTTTGGGGGATATTAGCTGGTATAATTATCAATGGGATGGATTAATTCGTGCTCAAATTAAAGGTGAAACTGATACAGGTTTAAGCAATGGTAGATTAACATTTTGGACTGGCGGTGGCGGTGTAACAGAAAGAATGAGAATTTCAGCTAATGGAATAGTTAGCATGTATGGTGATTTATATGTAGGTGGTCAGGGATATAAGCCAGGTGGTGGCTCATGGGCAAACTCATCTGATATTAGACTAAAAGAAAATGTTAAAACAATAGATAATGCTTTAGATAAAATATTGCAATTAAGAGGAGTAACATTTGATTGGAAAGAAGGCTATACAGAATTTGGTAAAAAAGAAAGTGCTGGTTTTATAGCAGATGAAGTGATGGAAATATTCCCAGAATGGGTAGCTGAAACAAATGCAAGTGATACTCAAAAAGAAATTATTGAAGATGATAAAATTAAATCATTGAGTTTGCCTTTCCATTTTGACGCATTATTAGTAGAGGCAATAAAGGAACTTTCTGCTAAAGTATCAGCATTAGAGAATAAATCCTAAATTTGTAAAAAAACATATATGAACGAAGTAAAAATCACAAAAGAACAATTAGAAGAGTTAGTGAAATTCATTAACACTATTCCAACGGCTTACGGATTACCATTGATCCAATTCTTTGGTCAATTACAAGCAGAGCAAACACAAGAAGTAAAAGAAGACTAAAATGCACCATCACGATAGTAACCAACCGATTCTAAGTATATTTTTAAGCATCTCTGGTGCGTTAATTAGCTTTGGCAACTTTGTTCCAGTCGTTCAGTTTTCGGCAGCATTGGTTGGTACTATCTCTGGATGTATCGCAATTTACAAGCAGACTAAAAAGAAAAAGTAGTGAAATCAGTTGTTATTACATTGCTAATAGCAGTACTGATATTTTTCATCTTTGATAAGTCAAAGTACATAGGCGACAAGCCAATCATAGTTACGCAAATAGATACTATTTACTCTAAGGATACAATAGTAAAATACAAAAAAGGCAAAGACATACCTTTTGAGATTTACAGAGTTTTAGAAGATTCTATCTTCATACACGACACTATACAAGTTTTAAACGATTACTACGCTACAAGGGTTTACAAGGACACAATTACCCAAGATTCAAGCAAGTTTTACATACAAGATTCTATTTCCCAGAACAAGATACAATCAAGGTTATTTAAGGCTGAAATTGCCTATAAAACGATTTACAATACTACAACTATAACTAAAAAGGATAAGAGTGCCATTTATTTGGGCTTTTTAACCGATTTAAGGGCATTTGACAATAAATTAGGGTTAGGGCTTGGCTTGGGATATTACACCCCAAAAAAAGGCTTATTTTTGTTAAACGCTACAACAAACAATTATAGTTTAGGTTATTATAAAAAGTTTTAATATGCTACCAATAAAATTTAAGGAGTTTGCAAAGAACCCAGTTGTGGGAACTTTATTTATCGTAATGGGTGCAATAGGTGCTTTGTATGTAGATATTCGTTCTACGTTTCAAGATCAAGCAAAAAGCCAAGATGTACGCATAGAAAAGTTAGAGCATAGGGTTGATGTGGTTAGTGATGCCTTGAGAAAGTCGGATAGTTTATCAGCAGTTTCTACGACTAAACTTTCTACTTTGGCTGAATTAGGAGCAATTAAAGGTTTAAAGTAATGAGATGCCTTTTATTAGTCTTTTTGGCTGGATGTGGAGTTACGGCTCAAAGTCCAAGCGAAACAATAAAAGAAGACATTGAGTTAGAGAAACTTTTAGGCAAGATTAACCAGAACATTGAACTAACTATAAAGGTTCAAGACAAAGCAGACAAAAAACAAAAACAAATAGTAACCGAAGCCGTAACGACAATAAAAGAACTAAAGGAGGAACTAAATGAGACAAAAGCAAAGCTGGATAGTGTTAGTACTGATTCTATTGTGCCATTTAAGTTACTCCCAATACCCTATTAAAAGGTTTTACAAGGGTGATTCAGTTATTATAATGTCAGTTGAGCAAGGCGAAGAAATAAACAAATTGTATAGTAAATACAACGATACAATAAGTTTACTAAAAGAAAACTTGAAGATTAAAAACGTTAAATATGACTCTATATTCAATTCAATATCTGCTCAAAAAGATAGCTTCTATAATTGGAAGTATAAATACTCACTTAACAAGTCTTTATACCAAGACTGGGAAGAAAACCAAAAAAAAATAGATAAGTTACACGCTTGGAGTAAGATTCTATTAATTTTCATAATAGTTTTTCAATTCAATCAATTACAATAAGATGAAACAATTTTTTACAGAAGACAACGGAAGATATAGCATGAAAAGACTTTGTGGGTTATTATGTACTATTGCTTTATGTGCTACAATGTATCACAACCAATTTAGTGAGGAGCATACGGCTCCAAGTGCAATTTTGGTAGAGGCGGTTGCTATGTTAGCTTTTGGAACATTAGGTTTAACATCAGTTGAGAAAATATTTAAAAAGAAAGAAGATGCCGAATAACGAAAAAAGAGCCTTTGCCGTTGGCATTGTTGTTTGGATTGTTTGTATTTGTATCTTTGCTAAACATTTG